CAAAAAATTGCAACAAGTTTCTCAACATTTTATTTTTCCTTTTTTGTTTTGGAAGTAACGTTGTATGCAGGAACCAAAGACTTATAATTTTCCGCTAGGTCCTGATAGAATTTTTGATTTGTAAACAACATAGACATATTTGTACCAAATGTCAAACCTGCATCATTAGCAGATTGGGTATACGCTGTTTGTGCGTCAACAATTGGTGTAAGTGCTTTTTTAACATCTTCGTTTTAACGAAGGCATCGACAAAATATTTTTTGCCGGTTTGAATGGTTTCAACCATTGAGTTTGCATAGTAGTTAAACATATTTTTCTCCTGTGTGTTAATGTGTTTAAGGTTGAGTTTTTACAGAACTCTAACTGACATAGTATTTATGCCTATGTTGCACGATTGCCATAAATTTCATCGTATTTTTGCAGAGCCTTAACTCTAGCTAAAAATAAACGAAATTTAATTTCATCAGACAATTCCATTTCGTTTAATTCTTCCCATAATGCGTTAAATCTAAATTGACGCCTATGAGAAGTAATTAAATCTTCATCATCAATAGTAGAGTTTGGATCTCTACCACTGATAATTAAAGATTTACGTAATGGATTACTTCTTAGGAGCTTCGGCTTTCTTATCTTCGGCTTTAGCAGCTGGCTTTGCTGGCTCGCTTTTAGCAGGCTCGGCTTTTTTCTCAGCAGGCTTGGCATCAGCTTTCTTTTCTTCTTTCTTAGCTGGAAGCTTCATTTCCTCTTTCTTTGCAGGTGCTGCTGCAGGTGCTGCTGCAGGTGCTGCTGCAGGCGCTGCTGCAGGTGCCTTAGCTTCTACTTTGTCAGCAGGTTTTTTAGCTTCTTCTTTCTTAGCTGCTGGAGCTTGTGCGAAAGAAACGGTTGCTACCAAAGTAGCGAGTAAAGTTGCAACTTTTTTCATTTTAATTTCCTTTTTAAGTTAATGAAAAGACATTTTTAGTGTCTATATATATAACGCCTTAGACATTGGTTTCGTTGACAAAATCAACCACCTCTACTACTGCGTTTTACCATATTTGCTCCACCAAACCCTTTCGTGTTTGGTTTGGGCCCGGTTTGTTTTGGAGCTTTGCCCAGTCCAGGATGTAATTGATTATTTTTCTTTGCATCATTTGCCATATTTACAAATGGATTTTTTGATTTTTTAGTTTCAGTCATTTCCTACCCTTTATAGATTCTAAATAACTTTGTATGTCACCATATAGTGTCATCATCATAGCGATTTTACTATCGTATAGTCTTATATATGGTTCAACTTTATCACCTTCTTTTTTATTTACACCAAGAAAGTAAGGACATTTTAATTTGTTATTGCAATCTGTAATAAACTGATACCATGTATAGTGTTTTACGTTCATTGGACAAACATAGTATTCAATCTCAGCCTCACGAAATTTAATATCACCTAATGTGGTTAAGCGCAGTCCATCGCCATGCATTGTAAACCACCAACTGCGTATAACTTTTTCCAAAGGAGTATTTTCATAGGGTAATTGTTTTAGTACCGCTAGTGTGATTTTTTGTTTAAGTGACCTGCTCATCTGGGTACACAGTGCGCCCACTATTTAAAAATACTACAGTAAACTTGTCTGTTTTAAACTGTAAATTTAATTTTCTGCATAAGTTACGTGCATGTCCTGGATTACTGAAACTTGTTTTCTTGTATTTAGGAGTGGACTCATTATCTAAATAATGCTGGCTTTTTAAGTTAATAGGCTGACCGTCATAAAACACTGCCCAAATGCCGCTTGCCTCAACGATTTGGTCACACTTGTAAGTTTTTTTATCTACTAGTTCTAGTAATACCTTTGGTTGTGTTCTACTCATTTAAATTTACCACCCGAAACAACTACTTCAAATACAGGTTCGTTTATTTCTTTTTCTACATTATTTAAGTCTAATAATAATTTAGCAAGTTCGTCACGCAATAATCTAGATTCTTCTATGGTTAAAATGAGAGTTTTTGCTTGTCTAGCATCTGCATTGCTTACTTTATCTATAAACTTTTTAATTTGGTTCATAGACTATTTAGTGCTTGTTTTGCCTCAAATTCTGTTTTATATGGTCCAAAATATTCATAACGCTGAACAAATATATATTTGGGGCAAAAAACTACTTCAGGTTCACCCTGTTTGAGCACATACCAACCAGCAGCATGATAGCATTTACTTTTTGCTGTTTTTGTAAAAATATGTAGTTTTCTTTTAACATCTAATACATTATTGTATGTTTTATTTGTTGTAGGGAAACTGCTCAGTGGCGGTACAGGTTTACATTTCTCAACGTTTTGAAAGTCAATTTTTGTCTGTCGTTTAATGGCATTAGTAGTCTTATAATATTGACTATTACCATTGAGTTTTACCTCAAATCCTGTACCATCTGCAATTACATTACCGACTTTTTTCTCGCCGTCAGTGACTACCCAGTATTCACCCTTAATAATTGGTTTAGCTATTAGATTCATTATTATTTTCCTTTGTTAGTTCGCATACAAGCAAAAAATGCTCGTAGGATTTCTTAACTGATGGGTGTTCCATCAATTTCATCGCTTCTTCCTGCATGGCTTTCACACCGGCTTCTGCTATGTCACGGGCACTGTTATAGTGCAATGTTTTGGCATCGTCACCTAACACTTTAACAAGATGTTCCCATGCAGCCTTTTGTTCAGGTGTAAGTGGTTTGTTAGCACGTTCTTTGTTGCGTACTTCAGACGCTTTGTAAATAGCAGTAGATATAACATCCTCTGCAACACGACCTGCAGCAATCATAGGACCATATGCAGGGTTAATGCGATATCTGGTACTTTGGCCACCCGGATAACTCATAATTATGTGAGTACCTTTAGGCAAGGCGCTAACAAGGTCACTGTCATATTCACTGACAGGAACATACTTACGACCTACCTTTTCATAAAAAATCTTTTTCATTTTGAAAGTTCTTGTTTCATTCTTTCTTTCCAAGCAACCGCATCTTCTTCATAATCAAAGTGTGGGCTTAGTTCTAAATTTTCATCAACATCATCTACCCAAACATATACTTGATTGTAATCATCACATATTAGTTTCATTTTGAAAACTCCTCCCAAAACAATTCACTATCTTTAACAATTGCAACAGGCTTTAACCAACCATTACTAATACATGTGTTTATAACTTGTCTATATGAATACGGACATGCAGAATTAATTTCAAATCCTGCTCTTGGTGCTACAAACATTCCATCTATAATGTTCCATTTAGGATCACCGGGCTTAATAGTTCTTAGTGATGACTGTGTATCAGTACTTTTCATTTCTTCAATTCATCAAAAACCATTTGTTTGGCACGGGTAACAAGATCATCCTGTTCTATCTTACGCATATGTGGTGCTAACAAATTAATCCATTCAATTACTGCTTTTTCTCCTGCAGGTGTAAGATGACAATAATTAGCACCTACGTTACTGTAATAGTACATTTGATTATTTTTTATAATTTCAAATAAACCAGCGTATAACTGATTAGGCAGTAAGTTGCTCATATAGCTCACCTTTATAAGGAGTGTTCAACCACTTAGCATATGTATCGGCCTGTTGACTAATTTTTTCAAGTTCATATTTGCCACAAAATTTCATAAAGTGAACACCAACCTGCGGAGTAGTATTTACTCTTACACTTTCACGAATACGTTGGTCAACTTGATCCTTAATGTCTTGTGGTTGTGCAGTCAAATCAATAAGCATACGGTTGCGTTCGTAATCATCACGCACACGATGTTCTACGCCATTATGGTCGACCCAACGTTGTAGCATGAAGTTATTCCACTGAAAGCCTTGTTTGTTGCGATCCTCAAATGCTTCACGAATACCTACAGTATTTTTACTACCTTTCTCACGTGCACCAGGATATGCACTAAACACATTGTCACCACCGTCACCCCGAATCAGTTTCTTAAAGAGTAGATACTGAGGATCCTCAAGCAATTTGTGTTCTTTAGTTTTCTTATCAACTATGGGCTTACCATTGTCCTTGAAGTATCCATCGGGCTTGATAAGTTCATTTGATACACCATTGTATTGGAACACGTTCTCACTAATAAGCTGAACATAATCGGAATCAGAACTAATAATGTAATGCGTATCATTGGGATGTAGATGAATGAAACGGGCAATCAAGTCATCAGCTTCAGCCCGTTCGTGCCTGAGTACTGAAACGTTGGTTTTCTCTTTGAGAAACGTAGTGAACTTATCATACGTATCCCAAAACATTTCGTTTTCTTCTTTTTCTGCCTGTGTTACAGACATTGCATCAACTACACGATTTTTCTTGTAGGGCTCGTATACATCTTTACGCCATGACCTGCCCTCAAGACAAAAGACAACATGGTCGATGCCGTGATTGCGAACGACCATGTTAACACTTGCTAGTGTAAGATGAAGTGCCATTCCGATTTTTTCCCAAGTATCGGTGTTGCGACTTGCAACATGTCGGGCACGGAAGAAAGTGTTTGCTGTGTCAATGAGTGCGTATTTCATGTTTGGGACAAATATATAGTTGATTAATATGCGTATATTATACTACTATTTAAAGTTCTTGTCAACTTAAATGTGTTCCAAATATTTTTCAGGGTCATCTTTAATACTTTTGAAGTAATTACTAGGTTCAAACGGCAGATGGTCTGACTTTATTCTATAAATTTCCGGATACACTGCCCTACAACGGCTTTCAACAAAATCCACAACTTCCTTT